ACAGCAAGCAGTACCGACTGTGGCTGAGGGAACAAGCGAAAACGTCTGACGCCGCCTTTGCGGAATACGTCAGCAATCTTGTATTTCCAAAACATCTCAGGGAGATGGAGCGCTTCTTAGACAAGAATGATCGCGCACTTGTGCTCATGCCGCGCGGCCATGCCAAAACCACCCAGCTTATCCATCGAGTTGCGCGACTCATCGGTGTCAGCCAAGGAAAGATCAGGGTCGGCATTCTTACCTCTGTGCTTTCAGATGCCCTTGCGCGCTCTCGTGCAATCAAGGCAATTATTGAATCACCGCACTTTGCTGAGATTTTTGAGTGGGCGAGGGATGGGGTTGTCGGTCCTAAATGGACAGATGAGGTATGGACGATCAAGGGGGCGAACATGGGCAAAGATGCCACATGCTTCGCTGACGGACTTGGATCAATCAAGCCGGGCGCTCGTTTGGACATCCTGATCGGCGACGACATGGTCGGCATGAAAGAGAATGCCACAGCGGTGCAGCGGCAAAAAGCTGCCGATACGTACTGGCAGGTCGTTGACCCAATGCTTGTTCCGGGGGCAAAGCGATGGTATATCGGGACTAGGTGGCACGAGGACGACTTTTATAACGACCTCAAAGAGAAGGGCACGCCCGTCATGCTTAGAAGGGCAGTAGAGGGTGAAAGCATTCTCTGGCCGGAAATGTACACCGTTGCCGATATGGACAAGAAGCGCGAAGAGCTTGGAACGCCAATCTTCATGCTGCAGTTCCAGAACGATGTGCAGGCAATGGGTGGAAACATTTTCCGATATGACCGATTCAAGTACGTTGATGCCGTCCCGGCTGGTGCTCGTCGTGTTGGGATTGACCTTGCGTCCTCTGCGTCAGAGCGCAGCGACTACACATCGTGTGTTGAGGTTGTTGAAGATGCAGAGCACAACCTGTATGTGGTTGGTGCGTGGAGGGCGAGGCTTGCAGAAGGTCATCGTGACTGGTTAACGGGGATCAGTCGTGACGGTGATTTAGTCGCCGATGACGGGCCAAGGCTGCTTTGGCCACAATACCTAGTCCCAAACCCACCTGAGATCAACGATAGCGCAAGAAATCTTGAATCGGTGAACATTGAGGCGGTCCAGCATCAAAGCACATTCGTGCGCGAAGTTCTTGGAACAACCAACCTTCCGGCGAGGGCAGTCCGACCAGACAAGGACAAGGTAACACGGGCACGGGCGCTGGCTGCTCGATATGAATCGGGCAAGGTGTACCACCTCAAGAGTGCGCCTGGGATCAGAGACCTAGAGATTGAAATGGCCTCATTCCCAAACGGGGAGCATGACGATCTTGTGGATGCCCTTGTGTATGCTGCGGACCTTAGCGGTAGCAGCTTCTATTTCACGGCAGCGAAGACGGGTAGTCGCTTCTAATCCAGCTTACAGGCACGTCACGGATCCATAGCGAAAATGGCTTCTTCTCGCTGAAATAATACGGGCTCATTACCGGAGCGTCGCTGCTCTCCCTGAACATCGTAAGCGCGGCATCCATTGTGCTTGTATTGTCCCTGTCGGCAATCCATGCAATCGCAGCGGCAACAAGTGGCGCGGAAATACTTGTCCCGCTCACCTTGCGAGAGGTTCCAGCCTTATCTACTGCATCTACGCTTTTGCCGGGAGCCCAAATGTCAACACATGGGCCGTGATTGGAAAACCATGTCATGTACTGATATTTATCCACCCCACCAACGGTAATCACGTTTTTCGCACCTGCTGGGCTGGTGCGGCACGCATCCATAGATTGGTTTCCAGCCGCAACGACTACTGGCATCATAAGCCCAAGGCCATTAGCGGCAGCGTCAATTGCGGCGCTTTTTGCACCACCAATACTAATGTTCACGATAGATCGGCTTGGATCTGCGGTTTGCTTGATTGAATTCAATGCGTTTATAAGTTCTTGATCGGTTGTCTCCCCATTGCAGTCAAGGACTTTAACGCTGATGATGTTGACCCCCGTAGCAATGCCGATGTTTGGGTCTTCAAAAATGCTTGCCACCATAGATCCGTGATTTGCGCAATCCTCCGCGCCAATACCGCTATCCACAATGTATACGTCAATTCCTGATCCATTGCTACTTGGGGTTGGCGTCTTTCCATCAAGCTTGGTTGTGTAGCCCTGATTTACTCGATCCTGAGCCCACTTATACCCAAGAGAGCTGCTGTATGTATATGCAACTCGGTAAACGTTTTTTACCTTTTTCTTTTTGGCATCAACTGCGCCAGGCGCAGAGATAAAAATAACTGCCGCAATAAAAATTGCAAGAGCTCTTACTTTTGTTCCCATTTCTTAATAACCTTCACTTTCCTACATTTATGGCACATCGCCTTCTTGAATCTTGGGTCAATTGTTCCTGGGTATCCATCCATTACTTCATCGGAGATCTTTGATTCGCATTGTGTGCAGTGCCAGCCGTTGAGTGGTCGCCCACGGGCGTCAACGACGAGATTCTTCGCGTCGGCCATCTTCCTGCTCCCTTTCATATTCCTCAACAATCTCAAGCGCTCGCTTGAGACCAGCAATATACGCCAGCCTTGAGAAAAGTTCAACCTTTCCTCTCTGGCTAATGCCGATCCCGCGAAGAGCTGGGGTGGTATCCCCCGTTACGGCGTGCTCAACAAGCTTTCTGAGTCGGCTGGAGGCGCTCACCGAATATTCCTCCGGTTAATCCATCCAACGGAAGATGTCAACAGATCATTGAGGTCTAATGAGGTGAGCACAATGTCATGACGCGTTCCATCAATAATCATCTCAATGTCACTCTCATAATACGGATCTCCGTCTTGCGGCTCCGTGAGCGTGATCTTGCATCCGTCAACTCCACTCATCACTGAGGCAACTTCCATCATCTCAGTAGCGATAATCTTAAGATCATCGTTTCCAACCGCAGGGATCTTATGTGTGTTGCTCAATGAGAATGACTTTGCCAGCCACTTCCCCGTTATTCGGTGGGATGCGGGAGTCGGTTTGCGATATCGGTCAGAAAACCAATCCAGAACGTCGTTGTTTCTACGGCGTCGTCTGCCGTTGGGGATAATCCGCTTTTTACGACCGTGTTTGTGACCTGATCCCATATCGCCCATTTGTAACCTATCCCTTCTTCTGATCGCTCAAGTTTCCAGACTTCATACCGCGCTGTGCTTCCCATCGGTTATACCCAATCGCCTCCATTGCTAAAAGTATTCCATCCCGAAGACCACGATGATATTCATCGTCGCCCTCCTGTGCTTGTGCCCAAGCTGTTGCTGAATGCAGCGCTCGCATTCCCTCTCGGATTGCGTCCATGCGCGCCTCCTTGCGTGCCGCCTTGATCGCCTCAACGAACTGCGGGTTCACTTCTCTGGTCGCTCCGGGAGGTCTCGCTCCATTGGTGCGCCCCAGAGGCCGCGTTGCAGCGCAACCGCAATGAGTGCGTAGTTCGCGATGTCAAGCAACGTGTCCGCCAAAGACTCGTGTGTGCCTTCGTCCAGCGGATCAAGAATGACTTGACCGTTCACGATCTTTCCATTCATGAACTTCTTTGCGCGAGCAATTTTGTCGTTCCCGATACGGCTGATTACCCCATGCAGACCAAGCTGCTCAATGTTGGAGTCGCCATAGCGCGCCTGCTTCTCGCATAGAAGGTCATACGCTTCGTTGTAAATCTTCTGAAAGACCTTCTCAAAGGTCTCGTCGTCATCCTTGTAGATAAGATGCGTCATGGGCTCCATGTGGCCCCCCTTTCTATGGGCATCCTAGATCTTCGGCACTAAGTTGTCAAAAGCGCCCTGCGAATGCCTTCCTCAAGCGTGATTCGCGGCTTCCAGACATGGAACGACAGTGTTGGGTCAGCCACCCTCCAGAACACGCCGACTGGCTTGTCTGGGTGGGTATTGATCTCTGGCTTATACCCAGCCTCCGTGCATACTAGGTCTGCTAGGGCAAGGAACGATGTTGGTCGTCCTGTTCCAATGTTGAGCGGGTCACGATAATCCTGCTCAATCGCCGCATTCACGGTCTCAACAATGTCGCTGATGTGCACAAAGTCTCGCGTCTGAAGTCCGTCACCCCAAATATCAAACGGGTTTGCCTTTCGGCGTGCGCGATCAATGAATGATGGGAACGGGTAGTCCAGCGCTTGATCCTCTCCGTATCCTGAGAATGGGCGGAAGATGTGGGTCTTGACCCCTTCTGCGGCGGCAAACTGCGCTAGATACTCGCCGGTCAGCTTTGACCATCCATAAGTGAAGTCTGGGCTACGGACGTCGTTAAGGTTAATCATGTGCTCTGAGAGTGAGACGTGATCTTCGCGGGTCTGTAGTTCAATTGGATAGGCGGCTGAAGACGAGAAATACACGACTCGTTGCTGCTTCGTGCGGATCGCCCATTGCCACATCTCTGCGTCAATGGAGAGATCAACCGCTACGGAAAGAGGATCACCCTCAATCTTTGCCCGACCGCCAACAACAGCAGCAAGGTGGATGACCAAATCCCATTGGATATCGTCTTTTCTGAAGAAGTCCCTAGCGTCCCTAGGAATGTCGGCGGTGATATCTACGCCAAACACCTCATGCCCACGATCTCGATAGTACTTCGTGAAGTGCCGACCGACGAATCCCTTGTGACCGGTAATAAGGATTTTCATGCGAGCACCTTGGCAACGTCTGCTGCCATCGTTGTAGAAACATATAGCTCGTAGGCTACTCGATCGTTTTCATAGACGTGCGGGGCATTGACCTCCTGATACTGAAGGTCGTTGACCGCCTTTCCGGCAAGGTAGTGGAGATGCTCAACGATCACATCATCTCGGTACTGCAGGTTTCCAATGGCATCACCAAAATCTCGCCAAAAGTTGTCCATATACATGTGGACCAGCGTTGGCGGAACCATGTATCCAATGCGGCGAACAATGCTCGATGAAAGCACAACAGCAGTTGGAAGGTTCTTCCCCTGCAGG